CTGACGGCCTGAGGGGCATGGTTACGGCTCATAGTTACTCGATAGGCCGTCAGGAGGTCAATGTTGATCTCTGTGTGTTAGGAAAAGTTGTAAACTAAAAGCCCCGCCCCTCCCGGGGCTTTTTTTTGCTTATTTTTCAGGTGAAAAAATTATGATGTAGACAAATATCAATTAAATATATATCTTTAAAAGATCGGCATATCGCCGGTGAGGAAGAGAGAGAGGGGATCGGGTGGGACTGATCCCCGTTTTTTATTTCACCCAAGGGAACCTATCGATGAAATCCCTGGTTTTCTTCCTGAGCTTACCGATCAGTCTTTTTTTTTAATCTCGTCTACCAGTATGGTTAGATCGACCCCTCCGCAGTCTATTTTGTTGGCTGAGCACTGGTAATGATGGATCAGTCCTCTATAATCCTTGAATACGGGGCTGTAGACGGTCGTTATTTCGTTTCCATCATCATCTGTGGGGGTTTGTATGGGTATATCGTAATAGCTTGATATTGCGACCCATAGAGCCTTGAGGGCTTCCAGTTGTTGAGGATAAAACCCGAGGTGATCCCGCATCGATCTACCGTGGACCTTCGCCCCCTTGATCACTGGCCGGGCTCCAAATCCTTTTTTAATGTAATGATCCTGATATTTGGTATAGTAGGCATTTGATAGCTCACACCCGATTGAGTACGAATTGGAATTGCCTGCGTGATAATGTACGTGACTCATATTTCCCGTGACATATATGGTTCCATCGTTATCTATATATGTCTGGCAGCTAAGCCCCCTTTTTTCGAGTGTTCGGTGACAGCTTGCACTTGATAGCGCTGCATCCCAATGATTGATAAATACGCGCGGCTGCCGGTTCTTATAGTTGGATCTGTATTTGCTCGCCTTGAGCCCTCCCGGCTCGTACCACATAACAACCTTATCCCATGCTATGGGCACCGCAGTAGATCCACAAAATATGTATTTTCCTGGGTTCTCCTCTCTGATTAGCTTAGCCGTTGCGGGCCCGCATAACCCATCCTCCTTGAGTCCGTTGTTCCTCTGGAATTCCTCTATCTTTGCCGTGAGTTCATCTCCGAAACCTTCGCAACCGAAGAATGAGGGAGACCAGCCGTTATTATATGCTGACTTTAGATTGTAACTTGCCATTGCATCCACCCTTGAGTATTATAATGATAGGAATCTTATGTTTACATATATATATAATAGGTGGATTAATTTTATGCGGTGGGTAACAATTATCAAGATCCTGGTAAAGCAGGCGAAACTAATATCTAAGGACCTTAAAAAAGAGGCCAGTTTGGCAGATGAGGACTCTCCTGGAGTTCTTACAAAGTCCGAGATAGCCCAGGTGATCACCGATCATCTACTTGATTCCATTCCAGAATTGACAATGCTGTTTATCAAAAAGAAGAAGTAATGAGTGAAAAACCTCTACCGGAATCCTATATTAGTAAAATGACCGGGCCGGTCTCAGCCCTGGTTCTCTGTATTTTCGGGATCAATTATCTGGCTCAATGGATAGATAAAATGTCCGAGCGGCATTTCGAGAGTATCGATAAGATGGTGGAAGAGGATAAGGTAGAAAGGAAGGAGAACCTTGAGATCCAACGGGAACAGACCGAGAATGTCAAGGATCTTTCGGAGAACCTCAAAGAGCTATCTCTGCAAATGGAGAAGCTCAAAGAATGCTGTGAAAAATAGCTTTACTTATTAGGTTTAAATTCAATTATTTCTATCTCTATAATACTTCCAATTGTAGCGATATAATCCAATGTTTCCAAGCTGTAGGTTCGTGCTTCTTTTAAGTATGATTCGAATGTTATAATTACTATTTTTTTCATTGTTTTTTCCTGTTGTTGTTGTGGGTGCCCCTTAAGGGGCGGTGGTTTTATTTAGTTAAAAGATTTTGTTTAATATATGACCATGCTTTTTTATGAGAATAGACGCGTTTATATTCTATTTCGCTTCCTTCTGGATTGCAGATGCTTATTTCAATTTCAATTGTTCGGCGCGAATAGTTACCGGCCTTTGTGATATTTCCTTCTTTGTGGATAGTTAAAGCAGCATGATTATGATTATGGCTTTGTTCGCCATTTGCATCTCTAACTACTATTACTTGATCTACGATTAATCTATCTGGTGTTCGGTGATTGTTGTATGTGTAAGAAAGTTTCATTGTTGTTTTCCTGTTGTTGTTGGTTGCTCACATAAATATACTATAGGATATTATCTTAAAAGGCAACAAGAAAATAAATATAATTACAATTTTATAGATGGCGGTTCAATCTATACAGAAAACAAATTAGGTATCTAAGGGCGTCAAGCCCGTGATCATCGGCCTTTTTCACCTGGTCTTTTCCCCTGCTATTCTTGGCCCAGGAATATAGCCGAAATTCTTTTATTAGGTTCTTACAGTGATCGAATACCATTAGATGAGGCTTTCCATCCGCATCCGGGGCGAGCTTGCCCTTCAGCATGTTTATCGAGTTGATGACCCCTATATGCTTCGGGGCGGGTTTGTTCGGAATGTTACAATGACGTGCCAGCAACAGCCTTCCATCCTTGGACTCCGGATCACAAACGGTAAAATCAAACGGCTCGTAATTTTTGAAACGTCGCACTACCTCGTGCCCGTTGTGGATTGTTGTTTTCTCAGTCTGGTAGTATTCATCCACGACATACAGAATATCGTCGTTAGGATCGCGAACCACACAAAGCGCGGCGAAGGGATTAACTACCCCGAAATCAATAGTCCGGTATCTTGGCCAGTCTTCGGGGATCTTGAATGGTTTAACTACATGCGTCCGACGGTCGAACTCTGGATATACAAGGCCAGTTTGGTTGGTAAAGTCTCCGTATAGCCTTGAGGCCTGCGCCTCCTCTGACAGGTGGTTTACGGCTTTACGCATCTTAACAGATGAGACCCATGGGTTGTCCAGCCCGCTAATCTTGTGATACCGAAAACTATCATTATTGTTTTCATTCAAAATGAAAAGATCATTAGGCCAGGTAAGCCCGAGCAATGGGGTCATACTAATTATTATGGAGCCGCAAGAGTCAATTATACGCAAGAGACACTCCTCGTAAATCGGCAAATCACACTCCTCATCGATCCAAATCATTTTAGCGCAAAATCCCTGATATTTGCGCCTACCACTGTCTGCCGACATGCTTATGATTTCACCTCCACCGGGTAGATATGCCTTGGCTTTATTTTGCGCTCCCCAGCTTGATAGCTTTGTACCGGCTGGAAGGAACTTGGATAGCTTTGGCCTTACATAGCCTAGAGCGTCTCCATAGCTCAGAGCAGAGGCGATCACGGTGGAAGGCTCCGGCTGTATCAGGTCAGGGGGTAGATCGTTGTTTTTGAGCCATTCCCGAACCCACCATTGATCACTCCCAGCGGCCACGGCTACAGAGTACATTGCTGACAGTTCTGTTTTCCCTGCCCTGTTACCGCCAAAGATAGCGGTTGATTCCTCACCGAGATCTAGAAATGGGTCCTGTTGGCTGGTTCTCTGTTCGGTGATGTCGCATTTGTCGCACCTCCAGATCTTGCCGTTGATCCTCTTCATGGGCTGACCACAGCCTATAGCCCTTTCCGATTTGCTTCCTTTTCCGTCCCATCTATGGCAATGAGGCACCCAAAGCCGAGCCAGTGCAAGGGGATAATTCTTCTGGATCTCCGTTAAACGATTTCGTAATTTCAATTGTTCTTTGATCATAAATATATATTTCTATGGTAATTCTGTGCTCTCCTCAATTATACGGGCGGCGTTCTGGTATGCAAAATTAAGAAGCTCCTGGATCTCTTTAAGCCTTTCAGGATCCTTTTTGTCGATCTTCTTTTTCCGGCCGTTGAAATCATCCCAATACTCGATCTTTTTATCTGCAATCCTGAGGAGAAACCCGGCGTGTTTATCATTCTGAAATCGGATGTATATGGTGTATTGTGGCTTCATTCTTCCTCGATGTCGATGATCGGCCCCTGGAGCTTGATTAATTCCTCAGTCTTTCGTAGCTGTTCGATCAGTTCCTTGGTATCGACGTTCTCGATCGCGATGTTAACGGCTACCTCTGGTCGATCCTTCGCTATCATCCCAAATATTCTTTCCAGCTTCCAAGCCGAGGCCTTCCAGTCTCCGTTCTCGGCCGCCCGATCTATGTTGGCAAGGTGTTTAAGCATGCAATGGGCACGGGCTTTCTGTACGGCGTCAAAGAAACGCCGATAGTGGTGGTTAATGTCCTCCTCTTCCCTTCCATTTGATAACCAGGCGTATAGCGTCCCCACATGTATCCCACCAAAGGCGGCGGCCTGCTCATAGCTACAACCCTGCGCAACGGCTTTGCATATCCGATCCTGTATAGATGGATCGTCAAGTAATAGAGGTCTTCTACCCTCTTTCTTCTTCTTTGTCATTGCCTGCAATCCTCCCATGAATGATAGAACAATAATCCGGGTTTTTCTCTATTAGAATCCATTTATATCCCGCCAGGTTTGCGGCTAATCCAGTGGTACCGGAGCCGCCAAATGTATCCAATACAACCCCATCCAGAGGGGTAACCAGTCCAACGAGCCAATTCATTAATTTAACCGGCTTTACGGTTGGGTGATAGTTCTTTACCTCCGAGGCCGTCCGGCCTGATCCGGCTCGTGG